ATTCAGAATATAATGACCCAATAGGAATAAGCGGAAGAGCCCTTCTCGATGATAGTGATCGATCATATTTGGGTATTCCAAAATATAAAAATTCATCTTATAAAAAAGCAAATATTTTATATGGTTTAAATCATGCTAAAAAACATATATTAGATTCTAATAATGTTTATGTTTTAGAAGGTTATTTCGACCAAATATCCATGAGCAGAAATAATATACTAAATTCTGTAGCTATATGTGGCACGGCCTTTTCTCAAAATCATTTCTTAAAACTTGCAAGATATACAGATAGAATAACTTTCATATTGGATTCGGATGAGGCTGGGGTAAAATCTGTTCAGAGAATTTACTCCAAATACATAAGTCGTGGAATTAAGTTAAGGTTTCTCAAAGTACCAGATTCGTACAAGGATGTTGACGAATATTTCTCGAATCCAATAAAAAATAAACATACGTTTGCTAAAGACTTTAAGCAAATAATTCCGGAAACATGGTAGGGCAAGTGGGTAGAAAAAGTAAATCATATCAATATAAAATTGTGGAGATATCTTTTGAAGCTGCAAAGTTAAATAATTTTTCAAACGAAAGAGGCATGAGCCAAGTATTAATGGACAATGCTTCTGACGAAAGAATTCTAGACCTAAAAGAAGAGTTACTTGATGAAATATATGATATAGTAAATGGTCCATATTTAACCGAGCATCAGAAAAAGATTTTATTTATGCGGCTTATGGGAAAGACTCAAAATGATATAGCTGATCATTTGGGAATAACTCAATCGGCTGTTCATAAAGCTATGCATGGAAATATTGACTATAAAAATCAAAAGAAACGTTATGGTGGCATTGTAAAAAAGCTCAAGAAAATAAGCAAAACACATCCAAGGATAAATGAAATTTTGGCAGAGATTGCCAAAATCAATCGTGGAGACGTTGAATAGTCTATTAATTTATTTTCTATTAATGAAAATAAACTTTCATGACGGAGCAATAGATAATGTCAAGATATTCAAACAGAACTCCATTTTTGACTACGCCCGGTGAACCCGGTGATTATAATTTGGGGGCTGGAAATTCTGGATCAGAAGGGATGGGTACGGCTGCACTCCCGGCACTATGGCAACCGCCACCCCTGGTAAGTGTGTCAGATGGAGTTTATGTTGAAGGTCATAATTATATTACCTATTATTTTTACTTTACAGATCATGCCAAGTCGGGCAATCCAGACACGTTAATAGTTGTTCCTGAGGTATCAGAGCACGGAGAAACGTTTGCGGGTACAGCCCATGAAGATTGGGCTCCCCTGCAGGTTGAAGAGCTTGCCTTAGGGGTTGCTACACAATATAATTATAAAATTGAAAAAACTGGCATCTCAGCCCTTAATCCTCCTCCTGATGAATTATATTTAGGAGTTTCAATTCCAGTTCGTGGATTCCGATGGATAAGGATTAATGTTGCATTAGATGTTGGTGCGATGAGCGCATACTGCAGATTTCATCTTTCCGGAGGGCCAGTCTAATGTTTTATTATACACCAGTTTATACTGATCCCAAATCAGGCTGCGTTCAGCCTGGTGAACTCGATGAAGAGGACGCGGTTATAGCGCCTACTCAGCCTTATGCCCCTGGTACAAAATCACTTTTATATGATGAAGCTGCATCACGATTTGTAATCGCATCTTCTTCTGGATTAGAGGGTTGGATAGAAAAGGAAGACACAGAGATCGAGTCTGATTATCCAGGTCTCCTATCAGGAGGAGAGTAATGGCTTCTAACCTTGTTTGGATGAATGGATTTGAATTTGCTGGAGATAACACACAGTGGTCACAAGCTACTCCTTCGTGGGCCTATCAAGAGACATACGGGGCTGTTACTATGAATTCTACAACTCAGTCTCATCAGCCTATTGGTAAGTCTGCCCCATTTGCGGGCAGCAGGGCTTTGCGACTGGAGACGACTGATGATAGTGTATGGTCTGGCCCAGATGTCTGGGCCAGAGTAAATGCAATTGGGACTGCAAGCGGATTTCCAAGCACTCAAAGCGGACGCTTGGTTTGGTCACATTATCATGATGCAAATATATGGGGTCCTGGTGCAAACTATGGAAATCAAGACAAAAGACTTTTTCTTCTGGACTATTCGAACCCGACCGCGCAGACAAATTCTTGCCAGATTAATTGGAATGAAGATCGAACATTAAACTTTTATGTTACTGGGGTATATAAGGAAACCACAACGGTTCAGATACCAGATGCATCATGGACAAGAATAGGTGTAGTTTGGGCTTCAGAGACTGTTAATACTGGTCATGATAACTTTGGCGCTCAGCTTTATGTAAATGGAACGCCCGCAACTGCTTGGTATAACTATGAGGATAATAGCGGCAACACATGGAAGGGCAGTTCTGAACAGATAAATCTTACATTCAGTGGATCAACAGCCAATGGGAGCACTTATGTAGACCATTTGGTTGTTACAAATTCAACCACCATTGACGCTGCTCCCGGCGGCTCACAAGGCGGGCATACTGATACAGGGAAGTATAGCAACACTCAGGAGTGGCAGGTTATCATTCCTGTTATGAGACCCAATGCAGATGTGGGAAGCTTTAACACCGGTAACTTCACTGCCTCTAACGGAGGAAACGGAGGCAACTGGGATAGGCTAAATGAAGTGCCGCCAAGCAATACTAATTTTACTGAATCACAGACTGACCCTAGTAGTTTTGGATGTGCATTTGATAATTTAGATGCAACCTATTCTAACGAGCCTGTAATGGGTGTTCAGCTTACTGTGGCGTGCAGAGGGGATGGATCTATGGCCACTTCTGATGTTCAAATTGCAGGCAATGCAAGCGGGAATCCTGGCCTGGGCGCGGCGAAAAGCTTTCTTTTGGCAAATATTTCTACAGTTAAATCAATGACTGAAGAGACCGACCCATCTGCCAATCAGGATTGGGATATTGCCAAAGTTAACGATGCAGGCTTTAAATATACTACAACTTAAATTTAGGAGTTATGGATGCCTGATGTCGCACGAGTAGATGCAGCTGCATTTGAGGTAGCTATTCTTTATGAAGAAGGATTCTCCAGAGTTGAAGCAAGCACACTAGAAGCAGCCATCCTTTATGAAGAAGGATTCTCCAGAGTTGAAGCAAGCACACTAGAGGCAGCTATCCTCTATGCAGAAGGATTTTCCAGAGTTGAAGCAAGCACAATAGAGGCTGCAATCATTGATTTAATATCTCCACAGGCTATTGCGTCTAATATTAATGGACCATCGAATGTGATGGCAACTTTTGATGGTAGTTCGTCAATAGCCGATGGGTTTAAGTGGACCTGGACCTCCAGACCTCCTGGCAGCATAGTCGGTGACAAAGAGCCTCTTCCGGATAACGAAGATACATTTCCAGTTGATATGACTGATAACAGACTTCTTCTTCATTTTGAAGAAGTCAGTGGAGCAACTCCGGTCCCATATCCGAATAATGGTGTAAATACGCCTATTGATATGACAGGCAATGTTGGACTCTGGCATTATGATTCCACCTCTACAGCAACAGCTACGCCTTTTCCAGACAATGGGGCAAACAACCCTATTGATATGACTAACAACGAGGGCTTATATCACTTTGAGGGCAGTGCTAACGACAGTAGTGGCAATGCGTTAAATGGACAAATCAATGGAGCTACGCAGTCAGCAGGAGCGGTAGGATCTAACGCTTACAGCTTCGATGGAAGTAATGACTACATCGACTTTGGAGCTAATTTTCAGTTTACCACAGAAGATTTTACGTGGTCTTTCTGGATGAATCCCGACGCCACTCAGTCTAGCTGGCAGCAGTTTATCGGAACCTTTGGAGGAACCACTGGCGATGGCTTTTTCTTTGAGCAGTATTCCAGCTCGTCCGGCCAGTATCGAGTTCAGTGCGGAAATGGCTCCAGTTGGTCTGCCAACAACACTACTATGTCCATCCCGCCTGACGTGTGGTCGCACATTGTTATTGTGCGTGATGGGAATGTCATCACGGGCTACTTAAATGGTAACGCCGTTTACACTGATGTAGCTCCTACGACGATTGCTAACAACGGCAACTTTATCGTAGGAGCCCCAGCTAATTTATCAAACTACTGGGAGGGGGCTGTAGATGAGCTTGCTATCTGGTCACGGGCTCTATCTTCTGCCGAAATATTAAATATTTTCGATCTTCAGAATTCCGGCTTATATGCTCCAGGGACAAGCCCAAATACAGCTAAAGGATGGCTATATAACAGTCCTTCCTTAGTCGCAGGAAAGGTCGGGGCACAGGCTCTCGATTTCGACGGGGTCAATCAGTATATGCATGCTAACCTTGGGTCAACCGCCCCCACAACAGATGGCTCAATTTCCTGTTGGTTTAAAGCTGGATCAAATAACATCAGACCAATTGTTGGCTTTATGGATAATCGAGCAACAAAAAATGGCTCTTGGAGAACAATAGCTCTTGATGGTCAATTAAAGTTTTGGGGGTATTCTAATGACATAAACAATATTATCCCTGTTGCAACAGGAGTGTGGCATCATGTTGTTATAACTTGGGCAAATACTGATGATGTCGTAGTTTATTTTAATGGAGTTAAAGTTGCCGTACAAACGCTTGCGAACCTTGTAACTCCCGCAACTCAGTTATGGGTAGCCGGCAGGCCAGATAACTCTGAGAATACTGATGTTGAAGTTGATGAAATTGCCGTTTGGAATAGAGCTATAACAGAGGGTGAAGTCGCAAATATTTATAGCAAACAATCTGCTGGCGGCATCAAGGATTCATCAGGAAATGAAGCGCATTTAATCGACTATAGCAGCACTTTGGTCGCAGGAGTATTGGGTTCGAATGCTGCTGATTTTAACGGAACAGATCAGTACATCGAAGGAGTAATTCCCAATGGTCCTACGACAGAAGGCACTATTGCAGGTTGGTTGCGTCTAAACACAAATCCGGCAGATTATGACCCACTGTTTGGACTCGGAGGGGTACCGGATGGCTCTTACCAGGGTAATTCGAGATCTCTTCTAATACGTAGTTCTCGTAGGCTCTATTTCGGTGGTTACTGGCATGATGAAGCAGATGTTAGCGACCCCTTGACTGTAGGTCAGTGGTATCATATTGCTCTGACCTGGATGAATACCAATGAGATGGAAGTATTAATTGACGGAGAATCCTATAAGACGTGGATAGAGCCAGGCCTGATACAGCCCATTAACAACTTTTGGATAGGTAGACGCCCAGATGCGTGGCCATCCGGCGCGCATTCTGATATTACTGTTGATGAATTCGCTATTTGGAATCGTACTTTATCTCCTCCGGAAATTTTTGAAATTTATGATCTTCAAACTAGAACCTTTGGCAGCGGGCCTGTTGGCTGGAGTCCAACCTTTGGCTTTATGCCTGATGTAGACGGGACTTATACTGTAGACTTAAGCGCCCTCGGTGATGGATGGCCGGATGACACTATGAGTGTGTTGGCCAATATTGGTTCAGGAGGGATAGAGTTTTCTCCACCGTCTGGGGATTCATTGCTAAAAATTAGTTTTTCTGGAATGACACTATTAAAGAAATTCTTTTCTGGCGGACCAGAAAAAGAGTAGATATATTAATAATTAATTAAGTAAAGAATGGTTTGGTTTATTAATATTATGTTTATGGATTAATTGACTATGTTTATCATAATTCAAGGGATGTTGGTTTCTATTAATAAACACAAACTTTTACAGCAAGGAGTACATTCATGTCGGAATTAGATGATGTTCTAATCAAATTATTCAAAAAGCAATCATCTGATATCTCTACGAAAGATAGGATGCTTTTGACGGATGATCTAAAAATAAAAAAGATTGCTTTTGATATGTATAAAGTAATGGGAGATCAATACAATGATCTATGGAAGGTAGAAGAGGTCGATGGTTCTAGGTTTTTAGTCAGAAGCTCTGATCCACAATATCAGAAGAAAGAAGGTGGAGACTGGACTGCCTCTAGTAATTATGATTATAACCATGTGACTCTTTCTTATAAAAATGTTCCTATTTGTGGATTTTCATCAGATGAATATGGGTTTAATGATAATGATATTTTTACATTCAAATCAGCCTTGTTAGATGTTGCCAGTTCAGATGAAGAGTTTATCAAAAAGGTTATTGCGAGTCAGCCTAAAGCAAAGGCCGATGTTATTAAGGATCTTTTTCCAGAAATATTAAAGTCTAATTAGATGAGGTACAAATAATGAGAGAAATAAGGGAAATTGCAGCGCAAGCCAAAAAAGCGTTGGATAAAATAGAAAATGGCAAAACATATACAACAAGATATGTTTTAAACAGATTAGAGACAGCTGCGGCCAACAACTCTAGAGATGCATTAATTTGTCATATGCGAGATGTAATGGCAAAACGAGCTACTAGCCATAATTTTATCACTCAAAAAGAAATTGCCGAAATTCATGATCACCTTTGTGGCATGTCTAGCGGAAGATCTAACTTTAGAAAAGAAGCGGAAGATCTTTTGCCAAGTCAACATGCGGTTCTAAAGGCAGACTCAAAAGACGCATCTAGTTCAAGAATTCCATATGAAGAAAAATTGTCTCCGTTATATGAAGAGAGCGATCTTTCAAAAGAATTATCTGGCGCTTTTTCATTAGAAAATAAGGCTTCTTTCACTGCGCTTTCTGATAACTCCATTAAAAAGGCCGAAAAGTTTGCCAAGGTACAGTTGGTCTCTATGGGCTGCATACCTCACACTGTAAAGGCTGTGCGATCAAATGAGCATTTTGTTCTTTGCACCGCATCAGTTGATACTTCTGATTTTACACAAGTTAATGTGTCAATTCCTGTACAGATTACCAACGGGCTTCCTTCTTTGCCTAATTATTTTATTCAAGACAACAAGCTTGTTAAGCTGAATAAAGAAAATGTCTATGTATTCATTAAAGATAAGAATAACTTTATAAAGAAAACATCGGCAAACAGGTTTGCTTCACAAAGAAGCGCTAGAGACTTTCAGGTTGACACTCCGGTTGTTCCTGCTAGTTTAGAAAAATATACAGACTTAGAAAATGAATTAATTGCTGCAGCTTCTTCTTTTGATAGAAACCAAATTAGAGTCGCGACAGGTGTCGTTGCAGCAGAATTGTCTGGATTTGGAGTTCCAAACCCACAGGTGCGTGTTGCCTCATCAACGGATAAGGTTCTTGCTTTTGCTGCTGATATTCCAACGTCCAAAGGAAGAGTGGAAATAAATATACCAGTTGATATGCCAAATGGACGACCTGTGATTCCAAATAATTTCGTAGTTAACGGAAAAACTTATAGATTAAATGAGTCTGGATTGAAAACTATCATGAAAGCAGCAGATCATAAAGATGATTTAAATAAAATTTCCAGAGAAGCGTTAGAAATGTCTAGGCTCTCATATAATCAGCTTGTTGATAGAATTATCGACGGCGTTTCTCGAAGTGATTATAGACAAGCAGAAGATGCTTTGAACACAATTGGTGATAAATTTAATGGCCAGCAATATTTATCAGCACTTGATAAGTTTACACAGCTTCTTAAGCATTCTTCTAGCGGAACAGAAAGAGATGCTATGATTAAAAATGCTTTGAAAAATGGAGACCTTATTCAGGTCCCCACTTCTGTTCAGCCATATTGCCCTAAATTGGGCTTGCCAGCGAGTAAGGTTGATTTTGACAGCAAGGGCAGGCCGATTCCTATAAGAAGGAAGGCTCAGAGAGATAATCTGGATGAGACAGGCGCAATGATTTCATCTTCAAGAGTTGCACTTTCATAGGAGATATTATTATGAAGAATAGATGTGAAAGTATAAAAAATATTTTAGAGAACTCACAGAGGTCTCAGGCAAGATCAGGAAAGCTGGAGGCTTTGCAAAAAGCTGCAGCAGGAGATCAGCACGGTATTTTTCAACATTTTCAATCAAATGTGACAGAATATGCAACTCGCGATAGATACTTGGCGACAAGGGGCAGGGATCCAGTATCTAGAGATACAGATGGCTTATATGGATTAACCCCAGAGCATGAAGACTCATATATTCCAAAAGATCAAAACTTAGCTCCTCATTTGTCTACTCGTTACTCTCCTGATCGAGTGGGGGTCCAGGCTATGAGAGTGTCAGATGGCGTATTTCAAGATCCTTATACAAATAAAATTTATGATTATAACGAAGGTTTTAAAGCAGAAGATGGACGAGATTTTCCCGCAGGTAGTGCTGCTCTTCAATCTAGCATGATGCATCTTGCAAATCATTTAGATAACCAAGGACTCGTAAAAGAAGCCAATTATCTTGATGCTGTATTGAGAAAGAATGCATCACCAGAAGAAGGGCTGAAAAAGGAAGAAGAGTCGGAAGCTGCAGATCAGGAGGCACAGGCCTCTACCGAATTAATTAGCGCTGTTGCCAAGCTAGCATGCCATCTGGACGAAAGAGGCCTAGTTAGAGAGGCTAATTATTTAGACGCTTTACTAAAGAAGGCTCAAAAAAAAAATAAGTTAGAGAAAAAGGGTGAATTAACCTTGTCGCAGGTAGAGAATAGTCTTACGAAAATAGAGAATAGTCTTGATCTCCATGAGCAGCGCCTTAATGATCTTGAGGAAACTATGAATTCCCCAGCGGCTCCTACTCCATATGCTGAGCGGCCGATGGGTGCATTGGACTGGCCAGAACCATAACAAAAGAAGATGGTTCCGTCTGGTGTAATACGGGTGCAGATGAGTGGCCGATAAGATAACAGACTAATAACATAGTAATTTTTTAATATAATGTCCTAGCTTAGTAATATAAGTCTAGGACTTTTTATTTGGGGGCAAAATATGAATAGCGGAATTTTAAAAAATAGTTTTATAAAACATACAGGGCTTTACAAACAATGATAAGACATAGAGCATTTTTAAGATGGTGGCTATTTATACTGCTGGTTTTTCTTTTTAATATTTTTTGTCTTGCCAATGGAATATTCTATTCCATATGGGATAATGATATTACAAAATTAAGCTTTGTAATATTATTCTTATTTTGCATTCAATCAATAATATGTGGGCAACAAACTTGGGCCATTGGTTTTCATCAAAATAATTTATTAAAAATTGATAAAATAAAAGAAAATTCAGAAGTGGGATGGTTTATGAGTGATATGTTTTTGTCAATTGGCATGATCGGTACTGTTATAGGCTTTATATCCATGCTTGGCGGCTTTTCATCCCTAGATGTTAACAATGCAGAGACTGTTCAGGGGCTAATAAAAGAGTTAGGATCAGGAATGTCAACAGCCTTATACACAACTTTGGTCGGACTTGTGTGTAGTGTTTTTTTGAAAATACAATATTTTAATTTAGCACAGGGGATAGAGAGCGTTGAAAATAAAAAAGACATATAATACAAACGTAGCATTTTTGGACCTTCTGTTTAATACCTTGTTATGCTTTGCTGCTTTATTTGTTGTGGCATTTGTTTTGGTCAATCCAATCAGCGACGAAAAGAAGATTGATGTACATGCAGATTTCTTAATAACAGTATTTTGGCCTGAGGATATAGTTGACGATGTTGATGTATACATCAAGGACCCACAGGGTGATGTAGTGTACTTTGGTAACAAAGAAACCGAACTAATACACTTAGATAGGGATGATCTAGGAGGGCAGCATGACGCTATAGAGACTGAGTTTGGAAGAATTGAGTATAAAGAAAACAGAGAGATAATAACAATAAGAAAAGTTATTCCAGGAGAATATATTGTAAATCTGCATATGTACTCAAAGAGAAACTCAAAACCTAACCCTGTCACCGTACAGATAGATAAAATAAATCCATTTTCTACAGTCTTTTTAAAAACAATAGTCATGGAAAGAAGCGGTGAGGAGAAGACGGTTTGCAGGCTTACGCTAAACTCAGATAGCGAAGTTGTGTCGATTAGTTATCTGCCAAAAAGAATAGTTCGAGATGTTGGCGCAAGATCATGGGGCTTTTAAAATGGGATTGACTATATCTTTTGTTATATTATTCTCTCTGCTTTTATGGCTAACAATAGGCCTTAAAGGCAATTGGATTTTGAAGTCTGCAATTATTTTTATAGCTTTAGTTTTTTCTACCACAACCTTTATGTCTTTAGAAAACTTTTATGGATGGCCAACAACTCAATCTTTGCCTGAAGAGTTTCGGGTGCATTGGGCTTTTGTAAAGGAGCCGAATAAAAGATCTGGAGAAAAAGGCGCTTTATTTTTTTGGGCAGAAGAGATCAACGCTGAAGACTCTGCTAATAAAATGTCTTTTACTATGACTTTTAAGAGCAGCAGAACAAAAGAGGTAAGAGCCTATAAGCTGCCATATAGTGAATTTATGCATTTAAAAGTAAACAAAATAGTTGATAGGCTTATCGATGGCGAGATAGTGGTGGGCTCTATGTCTGAAGTCACCGAAATACCCGAAGAGTTTCTCTTTTTAGAAGAAGATGAAAATGGAACAAGCAGGCGGAATGGAGATGCTATGTTTTATTCTCTTCCGCGATCAGGGCCGCCCAAGAAGGCAAGACAATAATTAATTTTATATAGTATTATAAGATTGAAAGCTTTATTATTTGAGGTAAACATGAGCAAGAAAATTTTAAATCACCCAGACAAAGAAGAGCTTATAAAAAAGCTCTTGGAAGGCGATTCTGTAAAGCAGGTTGAGGGGTGGCTTAAAGAGAAGTACCCAAGAACTAGGCGTCTTCATATTTCATATATGACTCTTCAAAAGTTTAGAGGGGAGCATTTAAATTTGAAAGGAGAAGTTTTAGATGATATTAAAAACAGAAGAACCGAAGTAGATAAGGTTGCTACAGAGGCAGAGGCCCGCATGATCGTCAAGGCTTCTTCGTCATATCAGCAAAAAATTGAAGAAATAGCTACAACTGAATTAGATGTAACCAGAAGACTTCTTGAGATGGATAGCCTAATAAACTCAAGAATAGAATATTATTATAATCTATTACAGGAAGGGGGATCTCTTAGAGAAGATAAGATTTTTATTGAATATATCAATACAATGAAGGCTCTTATGCAAGATTGGAAAAAATATATTGAAGGTGTTGCGGATAAAAAGATTGAACATAATATTAATATTAATGTAGTAAATGAACAAGCAAAAATTTTAAAGGAAGCTGTATTGGAAGTCCTGCAGGAATTGAGTCCAGATCTTATATCTATTTTTATAGATAGATTAGATATGAAAATGAATAGACTAGACGGATCAGAGGCAAATCGTATACGTGGAGAGATTATAGATGTTGATTGATGGAAAGACATATAAAACTTTAAACTTTGATGATCTTAATAGTTTAATATCTTTAAGCGAATGGGCCAAAGATAATCTTACACTGTATAGAGAAGATGAAAAAATTTCAAATAGTCATTTAATATTATTTTTAGAATATATTAAAACAATAGCAGAAGAACAGAGGGTTGTCGCAGATGATGATGAAAAAGGCTCTCCAAAGAAAAAATGGTTTGATCAAATAGATCTATTGCTTGAAAGAGTTAAGAATAATGAGTCAAAATAAAATAAATAATTATTTTATAAGAAAGTTAGCCAACCTGCCTGTTAGTGCAGATGCACCTGCGTTTGATAAATTTGCAAGTAAATCTGAACAATTGACGGCATTGGGAATTGATAGCGATGAAAAATTTAGAAAACATTTTTTAATAAAAAAGGCATCAAAACATTTGAGCGCAAAGCTTTCCGATGAAGAAAAAATAAAATTATTAAAATTTAATATTAATAATTTAAATGATGCTTACTATAATATAGTTAATATTAAATTTGAAAATAATGGTATGAAAAAAATTGCATATCCAAATTTTGGCGGTTTTGACGAAGGCCCTAGTGATGAGTTTAATGTTGATAAATGGTTAAAGGTTGTTCATTTAATTTATGACTCCATAGCAAAAGAAGAAATGACAAAAGAAAATGCATTAGATTATTATAGTAATTTATTAGATATAGATGAAGATGAAGATGTTAAGTTTAGAAAATGGTTTAAATATTATAGTGATGGCGAACATCTGAAATATAGCACAAAAAGGGATGAATCCATGAAAAAGAAATCTGTTTATATTAGCGACTTAGGACAGGGGAATAGCCCTTATTACTCCGGAGGTGGTAGCGCATACTTGAATAAAGCTACAGGTTATAATATGCCTGGAGATAGTTTTGACGAAGTATCATCGGGTGCTCAGCAAGGGGTTAAAGATAGGGACGCCTTTGGCGGCTGGAAGAGCAAACTGCATACGGCTATTAGGCGTATAGATAAACTATTAAGAACCGATAAATATATAGATCCAGATACATACAAGATTCTTGCGGAACACCTTATGAATTTAAGCCTGCAAGTACATATGTTGAAATTAAGCAGCACCTTATCAGATGTGACTTACAAAGCTGCAAATACATTTGTTAAGCTGGGATATTCTGATGGAGCGGAAGTTTTAAAAAAATTAGCTCAAGAAGTTCCAGAGCAGCTTCCTCCAGAAGCGCCGGCCGTTCCACAACAGGCCGCAGAGGTATTGCCAGGAGAGACTGCTTCGCCTCCTGCTTTGCCCGAAGAAGCCACAGATCCTCTTCCAGGCTCTTTGCCCGAAGAGGGCTTAGCTGCTGAGCCAGAGCCTGAGAAGGCTGCAGGTCCAGACATCCCGGGGCCTGATGAAGTAGAGCCTGTTAAGCTAAAAGACATAACTCCAATTCCCGGAGCAAGAGCTAATGAATATGCAGAATTAGCTGGGGACCTTGGGCTTGATGATGCAGCTAGAAAATTAGACGAAGTAGCTGGAATGTTGGCAGACAGAAGGATCATTAGGCAATTGGCAGAGTTTGATATAATGCTTGACAAAATAGGGATCGCCTCTTTGTTCCCAGAGCTTGCAGAGTCACAAAGCAAATTGATTGACGCCTTTTCTTATGCTCTTACAAGGGTTACAAAAATGATGGGACAACTTTCCAATGCAAAAACACTGGTTAAATCTCAATCGACTATCCCAGGAGCCTCTGAAGATCTTGAGCAGCCAAGTGAGGAGCCTGAAGCTGTTCCCGAAGAAGCTGGCGAATTAAATCCGCTAGAATAATTAATTATATAAAAGAAGGCTGCTAATGGATCTTAAAGATATATATTCAAAAATATTGAAAATTTGCAAGGAAAACTATATAGATGAACCGTATATAGTTGGAGGCATTCCTAGGAATTTATATTTAAATAAGTCTAATAATTTAAATAATTTTGAAAAATATAGAGATGTAGATATAACTACCAATGATTCTGATGTGACAAGGCTGGCTGTAACCTCTGCTGATCAATTAGGCATGGGCTTTAGATTTTTCGAGGATGGACATGTTTCTTTATATGCAGAAAATACAGTTCTTGATTTTTCAAGTCATTTTATTTCAAGCTTAGCAGTCGAACATGTCAAGGAAGAATTAAATGTTAAAGACAAAAAATTATTTGAAGTTTACAGTAGAGATTTTACAATAAACACTTTACATAAAAGATTTTTTGATAATGAAATTTTAGACCTTACAAATAAGGGGCTGGAAGATATTGATAACAAACTAATAAGAACACCGGTACCTGCCAGAATAAGCTTAGCCGATGATTTTAGGCGTGTTTATCGGGCTGTTAATTTTGCAGCTCGTTTTGGGTTTTATATAGATAATGAAATTATTGATTATGTAAAAAAGAATAGAGAAAAATTCACCGGACAAAACAAGTGGGTTCTTAAAGAGGCTTTTGTTACTTCAATAATAGGCGAGGCAATTGAGGATGATGCAAATACGACAATTCATTATTTATCTGAAATGAACCTCTTGCCGACAGTTCCGTTGGTTGGAAGATTTAAAGAAGAAATGATTAAAAGAAAGTTAATTAACAAGTATTTGGATGATGCAATTAATTTAAATGAATTTGTATTAAATGATGTAGATTTTTAGACTTACTAATATTTTCTTATTTTATATAGGATATTAAAAACATTATGATTAGAGGCAACATGAAGAAATGTCCATTTGGACTTCCGATCACAGATGGCTGTAAATCAGTTGGTGGTATTGTTGATAATTCTAATAGGCCGGCAATTTTTGATATGACTCCATTAGAAGCGGCTGATAGCGAAGAAGAGGAAAAAGAGATTGTGGATAATAATTTAGAAATCATGCTTATGATAGATGAATATTCAAAATGTCCATTTGCTGATGTAATTTTTAAAGAAAAGGAATCAGCAGACTGCAAATATGATCCAAGACAATCTACTATTCCTGCGGGTAATGTAGGGCTTAATGGAAGTCCTTTGTATCCACATATTATGATTGGCAATATGCCTGAAGCTCAATATGGTTACCCGTTAGATTATTATTCTGATAATAATGAAAGTAGAAATGTATATTATGGACTTTATAGCTTAGTAGGATAGGAGAAAAGATGGCTAATAACTTAAAAACAACAACAATCTTCAAGGAATCTGATTATAATGATAATATTTCCTACGTGGAAGATGATCATGTTTCTTTTGCAGAAGATGATTTTGAAGATATGGCTCCAGAAGAAATTTTTGGCGCAGGCATGGCATCTTCTGTAGATGAAGATGATCTAGAAGAGGCTACTTATGGAGATGTTCTTGAGACATTTGTCGAGGGCGAAGGCAGCCTTAAGGAGATGGGCGATGATCTAGAGGGGCTTGGAGAGGACGTAACTCAGTTTCTAGAGGATCATGGCAGTGAGCCAGTTCTCTTGCCCGGAGCCGATGTTAGTTCGGATGAAGTAAATGCTGATGAGGAAGAGGTCGAAACTGACTATGCAAATGATGGTGATCTTTCTAAATTCATGAATTATATTCATGAGCAATATCCTACGAACATCCCGCAGCATGATGGTCGAAGCATGGTTGGCTGTGAAAGGGCCGTAACTTATTTGGATAAGTTAAATTCTCAGATATCAAGAGCAATCAGGGATGACGGGGACAATGTGCTGGATGTGCAAGAGCTTGAGAGTGTAAGGGTAAGTATTATGAAAGATATATTGGTGCTCAAAAACCATCTTGGCAAGCTTAAAAAGAAACTTAAAGACGAACATGACAAAACAGCCTCATTAGACAAGGGTGGCATTCCCAAGTGGATTAATGGAACTGGGAAAGAGGTTGAATATGATGATCTCAAAAAAGAGGCAACTACCCCTAGGAATATAGTTATAGCAGTCTCTCCTTTTGAGCGTGCTATTTCTGGCATCATGATTAACGCACATGTCTCTGGAGGCCATTCTATTGAGGATGTTTATGGATTTTTGGCTAAAAAATATTCTATTGATGAAAGAGAAGAATTGGCAATAATGCAGCTTTGTATGGATAGTGGCTTTCATATGTTTAAAGATCGCGGAACATATGCTCCGTTTGATGCAGACTCAGAGAAAGGCGAAGGCAAAGATGGCGTGGACTTCTTAAAAAATTATTTCGCATAGGAGATTAAAATGATAAATGAATTAATAAAACTAGCAGATCATCTTGATAAAAAGGGGCTGCATAAAGAGGCTGAGTATATTGATGCTGCATTGGAAAAGAGCGCTCAGGCGAGCGCTCGCGAGTTCAGTTCCGGTGACGTAGCTTTGATCATCCATGGACACGGAGGGCTTTCCTGGCGCGGCGCTGGTTCTGAGGCGATGCGCGACCG